AAGCACCAACGATAGCAGCAACAAAAGCACGACCTGTAGCTCTAGTTGTTGTTGTGTTCAGTGGATTGGACATTATTTCTCCTTGTTGTTTTGGAACTTCACGGTTACCTGGACGCCGTTTACTTGAGTACGCAAGCTGTTGAGAAGTCCAGCGATAGTTTCGCTGATCTCTTGGCTAGCGAGCTCTTCGCTCTGGGAATCACGGGCATCATAACTGATGGTAATTGTAGCTTTTTGCATATTATCAATTTATTGCATAAAACGCAAAAAATCAAGTATTTGACAATTTCGTCAGAATGTTAAAAGATGCGGCCAAATCAGCAGGCATCATTTGATATGGGTTGCGGTCAAATACTACTCCACCGGCCCATAGGGATTGTGCTACTACAGCACTGCAAATCATGGTATTGCTGTTGGTGAACTGCATCTTAATACCAGTTGCCAACTCCAATGCAATACTTAGGATGGTAAGCCACCCGTACTTGTCTTTAACAAAGCTGTTGCAAGCAGCAATCGTCTGATCACGGCTCTGCTTGTTCAGCTTGGTAGAAACATAGTAATACTCTTGGTTTGTGTACTCACTAATGTTGCTGATTACGACACCACGACCAACAGCTTCGACAATGTCGCCATTCTCATTGATAACCATGGCAGCATGGTTCCAGTGAGCAAAGGGTTTCATTTTTCCGTGATAACGGATGAATTGACCAAAGCGGATAAATTTAGCAAGGACGCCCTTGGTCGAAACCAGGATAAAATCTCCTGGCACGTACTTTACTGGATCTTTGCCCGCTTCGTAAACCTTATAGGTTGTAGTCATCTATATCACCTTGGTAATCGTATGTTTCGTTAATCCCAAACAAGGAGCCATAAGCAGCACCTGCAAGTGGATGCTCACCCACTCCGAGCATATCTAGGGTTGATCCATATTCTCTTTTAATACCCTGCTCTTCGTCATGCTCAGATCCGTCAAGAACAGATGCAGTGTGACCATATGGGTTTGCTACGTTTGGCGTTGTGCCTACACTCAGAATGTTTGGTTCTGCGCCAAACTCTTGCTCTGTTTCTCGTTTTGCTTCAGATTCTGCTGGCGATTCCATAGAGATGCGTTTAAATTTTGCAGTAATGCCACCAAGAGGTGCTGATGAAGAAGAAAGGTCGTAATTCTTGTTACGCTCAGTACCAAGGTCGGTTCCTTGTTCATTGCCAGGTTGCGTTACAAACCAGCTAGCACCGCTAATAGGAGCACCGCCACCAATACCGGTAGCTGGTGTAGCCTTCTCGTGTAATCCACCACTTCGAGGTGCATCGTTAACGCTTTGGAACCCATTTGGCTCGTTTAACGTAAATGCACTACCTGCATCAGTGTCAATAGCAATTCTCTTAAAACTAGAAAGCACTTTTGGCAAAGAAGCACGACCTGTTGCAAGTTGATCTTGTTCACCCGTCTCTAAACGGTTAGCATCGCTCGTAAGATCTGCTGGGGTAAGCCCATGAACAAACGCTTGGTCTTCAGAACCGAGATCTGTTGGATCAGCGTACTTTCTGACACTGGCGTGATGCCCAAGGGTGTCATTCGGGTCTCCATCAATCTGGTACTTAGGTGCACGGTTAAGATCAATGTTTAATTTTTCATCAACACCAGTATTGCCGGTCATTGGATTTACTTGTGGCCCAAAGCCACCAACACTTCCTTCACCTGGAAGACGATCGCCGCCAAAGTCCATTAGACCTGCTTTTGGCAGACGCAGGATCTGAATCTTACGGATAGCTTCAGCTGCGCTGACACTTTCAACGAACCTGTTCCATAAAATCTTATCTCTTGCAAGAGTAGCGTTGAGTTCCGGTCCTAGCATCAAGCTGAGGGTAAACCCATCGCCATGCTCAGTAACTTCAGGATCTGCTTCATATCCCTCAAACTGTGACATGATAGAACGAATCACGCCTTCACGGTTGTCTTTTGTCACATACGGGCTAAAGACACAGCGGAAATTCTTCCTTTGTTGTTGAGGATTTTTATCCATATACTACATATGCGGATACTTAAGCTTTTTAAACCGTTCTACGCCCATGCCCTCGTATCTACGGCACAAAGAATCAAGAGAGATCTGCTGAATGTCGTAGCTGCCGTTTTGTACACCGTGCTTCACAACAATACCTCGAAAGTGTGCGTTGCCTTGTGGCCCCTTGTAATCTTCGTCGTGCAAATAGCATGCACCAGCTACAAGGCCGTGCTGTGAGTAAGGTTCATTGCTATCGTTGACGTATCTCATACCGTAAAGGAATGTTTGCTGATGACCCATTGTAAATGAGTGACCAATGGTCTTGAGACGTGTATCAATGTTACCACCGTAAGGTACACCCGTCATGTGATTATAAAAAAAATGGCTGTAAGCCACTCCATCCAACCACAAAATTTTCTTAAACGGGCTTACTCTCCATCCGCTTCTTGCGTAATCAAGATCGTCAGTGCTAAACAACCCGTCAATTTGAGCATCCATTTCTGTTGCTCTGTTGATGCGATCTTCGTGATTACCAAGGAGTATGTGACGCTCTGGATTCCATATAGCGTGCTTGCTCTTGCGCTTGTTATCGTTATAATCGTATAACGGTTGGTTGAGGATGCGCCAGTGTTCGTTTGCAGCTTCAATGTCTGCTTTGACACGTCGACCCTCCATGCTCTTCTTGCCCTTGTCGTACATTGAAAGGGCTGGCATGTCAGCATGGTCACCAAGGTGAATAATCTTTACATCTTGGTTGTGGAATTCTTCCACAATATAGTTACCAATCCAAGTAAGGTGGTCGGTGGGGACTCCGTCTTTGGCTTGAGTATCAGGAATTACAATGTGTGTTGCTGGATCTTTTTCAGCCAGTTGTTTCGTCACAGTTGTCCTATTCGTTGTTGTCATCCGCGTCGAGGTCCAACAAAGTTCGAGATTTCTCGTCTTCTTTTGTACCGAGCAAACCACGAACGTCACCAGTTGTAACAATTGGTGCTGTCGGGCTGTCAGTCAAAACGTGGGCGCTCTTCTTCGGTTGTGTGCTGTACCTAATCATTATTACACCTTTGCTTATGGTTGTCAAACTTTAAAGTTAAAGTATATTGCAAATTCTTTAACGCTTTATTACGGTCCTTAGATAACGTATTTTTCCACACGTTATTGTTAGAGGGCCGTATCATAATTTGTCCCTCATGTCTGCTGGCATTAGACATGAGGAAGCTCTCGTATGCAACTGGACATTTGTTGCATTTAATTGTTTCTATTAATTCATATTCCAATTCAATGTAAAAATCGTTATTACGACGATTTAAACTGATTCCATCTGGTAGTTCTATAAAATCGCTCATTGTGTTTTATAAGCTAGAATTCCCAGATCCTTTAGATAGGAATCTGTTGTAACGTTTGTCAATTGCGACAAACGGTTTAATGAACTAAGAAGAATACCAGTAAGTGCGCTGAACAGCTCGATTGGGTCACTATCAAGTACCATTTCGTACGCGAGATCTTCTTGCTCGCTAAGAATAGCTGTGAGAATGGCAACGACATTGCCGATGTTAATAGAAACGTTATCCATTATTTAATAGAAGATTTTAAGAACCAATCCCACTTCTGATGCATGTCAATGCGCTCAGCAAGGAAGTTGGCGATGCCCTGTTGGTTGGATTTGTTTGCTAAATCAAATGTCGTCATTAAAGTAGTAATGAGCTTAGAGTTTAGCTGAACTAACTCATATGTCAAGCTTCTTGCTTCGACGCTTCCTTCTTCAACCTCTTGCAAGCTGGCAATGCCAACGAGGTTGCTCATGCTGTACTTTACACGACCACCAAGTTTGCGGATATTTTCTGCAATAGGGTCAATGCTTTCGTATACATCACTCACTATTTCATCAAATAGCTTGTGGTATTCGTAAAAATCTAATCCAACAACATTCCAGTGGAATTCGTGAACCGTGTGATAAAACAATGCGACATCAGCCAACAATTTTTGTAATTCTGTGGCAAGAGGCGGTGTTTTGGGCTTTTCAATGGTGTCGTCTTCTACGGCACCTACAACCCTAAAACCATTCCAGATTTTATCCATTGTTACAACCAGTTAAGGTTATCCCCAAATGATTGATCAATATTTTGCTCTTTCAAGCTGGAAGCAACCTTGTTGATTCTAGCAGACTTGATGGCATGGAAGGCGCTACCTTCCTTCTTTGCTCTGCGGCAGATTTCTACATTGTCGACAAAATTGTCAATAATAGCAGCGCGCTTCTCAACATCTAGGATTGGCAGTGTCTTACGCTCTACATAGTAAACAGCGGCTTCACGAGTATTAAGGTGGCTGTCAAGAAGGTGGTGGCTCTGGTCTTCTACCCACACCTCAGCACCAGCAGTAACAAAGTTGATCCAGTCTGCGTATTCGTATTCGCTGTTTAGAGAAGCAGCGGTACGGTACAGGAGGCTTCCGTCATCTTCGCCAATGTCAAAAGTGCCTGCGCTGCTCAAACGGTATTCCTTGGCAATTGTGCCACCAGGAAGGTTGTTGAGGTATTGTTCGGTGTCAAAGTCTACATACTCTGAAGCAATCTTTTCCAAAGTTTCCTTTTCAGCACCAAGCTCAGTAATGATGTTTGCGTAACGCTCGAGATCCGTCGTGTTAACGTTTGGCTGGCTAGCGGCAGTCCTTGTAGTGTCAAGGATGTCCTGCAATCTGTCTAGTCTTGCGAGGATACTCTCTGAGGAACCATTAAACCAGCGTGTATCTGCGGCAGCATTTTTAGCTTTGCTTTCAATATCTTCAATTGGTGATTGACCACCACCGCCTTGACCACCACCAGGAGCTGCTGGAGTAGGAGTAGGAGCTCCTGGAGTAGGACGAGCTGGAGTATTAATAGGAGCTGCTGGAGTAGGAGTAGGAGCTGCTGGAGTAGGACGAGCTGGAGTAAGAATAGGAGATCCTGGAGGAGGCGTTGGATCTTTTGGCATTCTATAAATT